TATAATTTTTGCTGCTGCTGTTAATCCTTGTGTATGAGATTGCATCATTTGCGTTTGCAAATCTGCTTTTAATTTTGCTGCTAAGTCTTTATCTGCTACTGCTTTATCAACAGTATTAAATAATATCTTTGCAAGTGGTGCTATTGCCGACAGTGCTCCTAACATGGGTTAATTATACCCTAAAGCTTCATCTGTGTTAATACCATCTGGATCAGCTAATATATCAATTCTTTCAACTTTAATAGCAATTGGATTTTCTCCTAAAAAATAAGAAGCAACGTTCTGTATATTATGTGGAGATATATATTCTTTTTGCTGAAGTGTATTGTTATTAGAAATGTAATAATGAAATTTATAAGTAGCTGCCATTGTTATTTTTTTTTCTTTTTTTTAAGTTTAAGTCCTTGTGAAGCTGGGCCTTTTAATGGAGGTGGACCAAATCTTTTTCCAGGCATTGCTGCCCTTAGTTGTTCTTTAGTTTTTCTCATTAGTTTGGTTTAGCTTACTTCTCATTAAATCTAATTTACCTTTAGCAATATCTAATCTATCGTAAGACTGTTTATCTTTAACTTCAATCTCATGTTGTTTCATTAAAGTATCAACTTTAAATTGAGAAGCATTTAAAGCATTATCTGTATTTATATTATTAGCTTTAATCTGTATGTCCATGGCTCTTAAATCTAATTCTCTTTGTTTAAGTGCAACTAATGGATCTACTTTTTGATCTCCGTCCGCTTCTGCTTGTTGTAACTGTGCAGTAAGTTCAACAACTCGTTGTGCAATCATACCATTCATTCTAATTGTAAACATTTGTGGATTTTCTTTAGATAATTGTTTATCAGCAGGACTTTGTGCTAAAGCCTCTACTACTTCTTGTGAAGCTTTTTGTGAAATGTGTTCTGATATATGACCCTGTAATAAAGCGTATACAGCTGGATTAATTTGTACCATTCTTGTTTTAATAAACAATGAGTGTGCCATTATATGTGCATCATGATCCTGTTGTGGAAACGCTATTGGTAATTTCATTTGTAATGCTTCCATGTTTTCCATAGCTGGATCTTTTGGAAGTTTTGGTGGTTCAACTTTTAAAACATCATCAATATTTTGAATGCCTAATGCCATATAAACTCTTCTATAAGCTTCTCTAAGATCATGAAGATCTGGGGCTGACATTGCAACTCTTAATGTTTCGTTAGCTAAAGTTATTCTTTGTGATAAAGAAAATATATTTGGATCTGCAACTGGAATAACATCTACTCTATCGTCAAAGTCTTTTACTTTAACGAATCTATCTGCGTTATGTACTGCGTATGGATATACTGGCGGTAAGTATGTTTTAAATACTTCTGCAAGTAATTTAAATTCTGATTTCATAGAATAATAACATCGCTTATGAATAGCAGACATGACTCGTGAGCCGCGTTCCAGGAGCGCTATAGTCGTGCCTACTGCAGCTTGTTGGTTACCATCACCAACTTGCATATCAGCAATTGTTGCAAATCTTTGTCCGGCTTGAACGCAATAGCCCATTAATTGATAAAGCACGGTGCTCGGCTCTTTGAAAGGTAGTAACTGAAATTGGTCTTTTATGTTTCCGCCTGGTGCATCTACGTCTCTGAATTCTCCTGGCTGGAATGGTTGATCATCATCCCTGATTCTAAGACCACGGCTCTTGAAACCTGCTGGTAAATTAGAAAGAGTTCCTGCATCTAATAATTGCCTTAGTGCAGTTGTAGCTGATCTAGATAATCCACCAATCATGTGAATTAATCCAAAACCATAAAATCCTAAACCTGGTAAAAATTTAAAGTGTACAAAATAATCTTTTCTAGTTTTAAGAGGATCTTGCATATTCCAATTTCTATAAATAGAAAGTATTTCTTGTGATCCTTCATCAATAGTTACAATGTAAGGAACCTTAACATTCTTATCTGTTATGTCGTCTTGCTTAGACGGTAAAGCAAATTCATCTAAATCTAAATCAACGTGTATTTCTAAAATATTGTATTGGTTGTCTGTATAAGCAGCTGGTTTAATTCCTTCTATCTCGCTATATTTCTTTTTAATATCACTAGGGTTTGGTTCTGTAGACATTCTTAATTCTACATCTCTATAAAAACCTGCTTTTTGATTTTTAATAACATCGTTCTCAGACATTTTAAGAACGTGTGTAATTCTTTCACAATCTTTTAAATCAGTTGCATAGTATGGAACAACTAAATCTTCTGATGGAATAAATTTAGATACGGCTCTTTGTAATACTTCATCAAAGTAAATCTTTTTAAATGCCGATCCTGATAAAGGTAAATAAAATAATAATTGATCAAAGTCTGGTGTATATTCTTCCATTCTGTCAACCAACATATAATTCATAAAGTCTTCTACTCGTTGGGCCTGTTGTTCTGTTTCAATTGTGTTTTCTCCTACAACCTGTGTTCTTACAGGTCCAGATGCTGGTAATAATTCTTTATAAGCGTGTGCTTGAAATTGTGTAACGGCTTCTGCAAGTAGTGGATGGGTCACGCCTGACGCTCCTTGAAATGGTTTAGTTTGATCCATGTATCTAAAGCCTAAAAGATCTAAACCTTCTACATATGCTTTTTCCCAGTCTTGTCTTGAATCTCTATCTTGTTTATATTCTGTAATTAAATTACTTGCTAATTTATTAAGCATTTTTTTATCCATGTCTTCTGCAAGATTTTTAAGAAAATCATCTTGTGGATCTACTGGTGCTTCTTCCGGAATCTCTTCTCCTTCAACCTGAACATTAACCGGTTCCATAGGAACCGACATATCAGTTAAATTTTCTGGAGGTAATACTTCCCCTGTGGGTAAATTAGATATTTCTGTATTGTCTTCAATTGCCATAACAAATCTTTTATACTAAAAAATATTAAAGTAAACCTTTAATATAGTTTTGTTTTTTGCATCCTAGCTAGTTTATTTCCTTTAGCCAAAACTTCTCCACCTTTTGCCGCTAACATTATAGGTGTAGATTTAGCTTTTGCACTAGCATCAGAAAATTGAACTTCTCTAGGTTTGTTAATATCTATAAATCTAGGGGAATTATTTAAATTTGTATTTGTGGGAGTAGTTGTTCTTGCTCTACCTTTAAATCCATCTATTAATTTTCTTACTAAAGAATTCATTAAAGCCATTTTAATTACCTATTTAATTAAATCCTTAATGTAGCTATGCCCCTTTTCTATATGAATATCTCCACCATTTTTATAATCTCTTCTTTCAAAGGGTACTTCTTTAAATTTTCTATATTCTTCTGGAGATCTTCCACTCGTTAAAGTGCTAGGGTCAGTGTCTGTAATGTATGGCATTTTTTCCATTTTAATTTCTTTATCTGGATAATAAGGCATAGGTTCCATTTTTTGTGGTTCATCTAAATTTTCAAAACGAAAAGCTTCTTTTTCTATAACTTTTTTTCTTGATGTACCATAAATAGTATCATCAGTTGTAGGAGGCTTATCAAGTTGATTGTAAAAATCTTTTTTAAATTCGTTACGTTCTAAGTAAGGATCTTTAGTTTTAGATTTATTTTTTTTATCAGCCATAATTAATACATCTTAGCTGGTCTAATACCTTTGATAGCTACGCCTGAACCTTTAACTTGTCCACCTTTTTTTAAAGCTACACCCATAGAATCTTTTTTAGATGTCATAATAGCTCCGCCACCTCTAAGTGCTTCGCCCATAGAATCTTTTTTAGATGTCATGATAGCTCCGCCACCACGTTTAGGTTCTGCTGCTTCCATTTTAGCGTAAGACTGTGGAGATACTTTTCCAGATTTAATAGCTTTTGCTTCTGCTAATTCTTCTTTATAATTTTCTTTTCCTTCAAATAATTTTTTACTTTTAGCCATAGGGCCTCCTTTTGATTTGTTTTTATGTTTCACATTATATTCTAATAATACTTATATTCTTTTGGTGGCCTGTCTTCTTCCACATAATCCCTATATGTACTAATAAAACTACCTTGACGGTATCTTAACACAGCTTGCGTCATACTATCAACATAGTCATCGTATTCTCCATGAGGAAATGCAGCACACTCCTCAATCACGTCTGTAGCGAACTTTTCGCCCTTTGGAAAGAAAACATTGCCTGATTCAAATATAGGAGCACATGAATTGACCCTAGTATGTTTATCATTTCCCTTGTTAGGTACAAAATCTACAGCAGGTATACCAGCTCTTCTAAACTCCTGAAGCAGGGGCTGTCCAGAAGCTTTAGCCTCAATTAGTACTGTTTCTGGTTCCCAATATTTATAAGCCTCAAAAGCAACGTTCTTAAGTTCTGGAAAATCATATTTACCTTTAATGGCATCTAATAAAATAATAGCAAAGGGCCCATCTTCTCTAGGTTGAAAAATACCCCATGTTGTAATAGCAGAATAATCGGCAGTTTCTTTTTTACTAAACGCTGTATCATAACTTTGTATAATATGATGTAGATTTGGTAAGTGGTCATGTTTCCACTCTTGCCACCCTTCTCGTTTTATAATTGCACCTTCTTCAGATGTAGGATTCTGCATGTATTGAGCAGACCAGTTTCTAATACTTAATGAGGCTTTTACCTTTTCTAATTCTTCTAGGTTCCAATATTCAGGCCAAACTGGTTTCCCTGATTTTAAAATTGCTGGAAATGAAATTAACTTCCACTTATCTGCTTTTGGTTCTGTTTGAGCCTTGATTAATCTACCCGTTAAATCGTCATCTGCCCACCTAGTCATAACTAACAATATGGAACCACCTGGCTGTAAACGCTGTCTGGGTCCTGAAAGATACCAATCATATGTTCGCTCCATAGCAGTATTGGATAATGAGTCTTGTTCCGTGTGGGGGTCGTCAATAATTAATAAATCCGCACCACGGCCCGTGATGGCTCCACCAACACCGGCAGCATAATACTCCCCGCCATGATTAGTTTCCCAACGTCCTTTTGCTTTTGAATCTTCTCTGAGCCTTACATCACCAAATATTTGTTTATACTGTGGTGAATCAATTAAGTTACGAACCTTACTACCAAATCTTCCTGATAATTCAGCGTTGTGGGATACTTGCATAATTTTCATCTTAGGAAACTTCCCTATAATCCAAGCAGGAAAATAAATAGAAGCAAACTCAGATTTAGTATGTCTAGGAGGCATGTTTATTATGAGCCTCCCTTTTTTTTCACTTGATATCCTTGTGAATTCATTAGCAATTATCTGGTGGTGCCCCCAGCGGGTCCTATCTGTTTCTTTACGAAAAATAAAATCAGGCCACATCTCTTTTACAAAATATAAAAAATTATCCTGGCACAGCTTAATATGTTGGATCCATGCGCGCTCAACTCGTTCGCGTAATTGATCAGTGGTTAATATGTCAACATTAGAAATATTAGGGTCCATAATAAAATCAACCATACTGTATGTATAAGTCCTGCACAAGCACCCTTTGGAAAGACACTCTTTTTTTAATTAACTATACAAATACACAATATTTTAGCAATTCAACCCAGACGGGCAATGAGCCTCAACCACAGGTTGCACGGCTCACGATACAACCTACGCGTGTATTACATTATGTAATATAATATCGTAGTCCATAAGTAATCGTTATCGGAAATAGATGAGCAATCACGCAGTTTTTATTATGTAATTAAATATCTCCTGCACACCCTTTGCATCTGGTGTCGTGGCCAAGTCTTCACGCAACACGAGGGACTGTTCCAACCTATAAAGTTTAAGGCACGACTGCGAGAGTGCCTTATTCAAGATAAATACAATTCCGCCGTGTTGCTGTTGTTTGGTTATCCAGTTGATTTGGTACTTAGAAAGATTACAGTTCTTGATATTGTTTGCTTTAAGTTCTAACCAGAATGTATAACCATAATAGGCACAATGTAAGTCGGGTATTCCATTAATCGTATTGCTTTCTATTCGTGTAAAATGTGCATTTTTTACAGTTGATTTAATTAGATTGTATAAGTTGCTCTCTTTGGTTTT